GCACAGACTTTTATGGACATTTTTATGGCAGTCGCTGCGTATGCAAAAATGTATACAAAGAAAAAGAGCATTGTTATGGATTTGTACCGTATAGTCAATGAAACTTGTGGAACTGATGAAGTGGAACCACATAGTTGGAAAGAATGGACAGGTCGTGACGTTATGTCGCATTGGGAACTTTTTAAGACGAACACTATCTTTAAAAAGATTTCCTATTTGATTTCTGCAGCCATGTCTTTGACTGTGTGTACTACCAAACAGATCGAATGGAGTCCTTTTGGCTTACAATTAATTTCGTTGGAAGCTGCAAAAGAGCAGTTGAGAGCTGTTGATGTGATCGATGCACTAGTGAAAACTTTTGTTTGGGTTTGTGAAGTAGGATGGAAGTGTTTTGAGACACGTTCCATTGCACCGATATTGTATTCGGATGTAAAGATTCATGAATACAACGAAGCATGCGATTATGTTATTGCTCATGCTGAAACTGCCATAGCTGGCAATGAAAAGGATCTTGGAAACTTCGAAAATAAGTTGAACGAAGTTTACAAGAAAACTTGTGCAATGAAAGCAGCAAAGAATGATGGTCCTACTTCTCTGTGGTTACAGAAAAGGTACACAGAGTTAGTTGCCATTATGGAAAAATTGGCAGCAAAAAGGAGAAACACCGATTTGAGATTTTCACCTATTGGTTTTTCTTTGCATGGTGGTACTGCAGTTGGTAAATCCACACTTGGGAAGTTGACAATGACACAATCACTTGCAGCAATGGATTTTGTTAATGAAAAGAATGAAGTTGATGACAGTCGGATAATCACTATGGACATGTTTGACAAGTATAATTCAACCTACACATCTGATATTCTGGGTGTGTTTATGGATGATTTGAATAATACGAAGTCAGATTTCCAAAAGGATAATCCACATACTTCAATCATCATCAAATTTTTCAACAATGTTGCTGCTCAGGCAATCAAAGCTGAGTTGAATTCCAAAGGTGTTGTTTTTATTGACTTCAAGTGTGGGATTGTCACCTCTAACGTCAAGGATTTGGGTGCAAGGCAATATTCCAATTGCCCTGAATCTATTTTGAGAAGATTCTACCATGTAGAGGTTGTGGTTCGAGATGAATATCGAAAACCAAATAGCTTGACTCTCAACAAAAAACATCCTGATATAAAAAATTCTACATCATTGGTACAAGACATTTGGCGTCTGAAAATCGAGGAAATTGAAACTCGTGAAATTGGTGCTAATAAAACTGATTATGAATTTAAAATCATGGATGTTCAGATGGATGATGGTCGTGTTATCCATTGTGACAATTTGCGTTTGCGTGAATATTTGGAAGTCGTTATTCAGTTGTCAAAAGATCACAAGAGTGAGCAAGACGGTTTGATGGACAAGTCACGGAATTCAGCACGTGCAACATTTTGCAAAACGTGCAGGCAGTTTCCTGAATTTTGTTCGTGTAAGATTGAACCTCACGCGATGGACTTAATCAGTGAGGTTGCTGTATCGGCAGCAAGAAAGGCAATCGATGGATATATCAAGTCTTGGACACAACCAGTTGATTTATTAAATTGGTGTGTTGGTTTTTCACCTGTTAAATGGTTGGCAACGCGTCAGCTTGCTCGAGAATTACAACAAGAGTTGAATGATTCAGGAACGCCTCTTCTTGTGGCAATAACTCCAGACTGGCTTTTTAAAACTCGGGCTTTTCAGCGGACTGTCAATGCGTGGCAGAATGGTGCAGCGTTTTATGATATACGCAGACCGTTGAGGTTGTTGAGCTTTGCTGGTTTAACGATGTGCGGTGTTGGAGCATATAGACGCAGTAAAGTATTGGGTGCCGCAGGTGTTTTTTCCCTGTGGTCTACTGCTATTGGTGGTTTTTTCTGGCATAGATCCAGATTGAAACTCATTCAGGATGAATATGTCAAGAAGCGTGATGCGCTGCCTGAATATGCGAAAAGCATTCGCGATGGAGAATTTCCCAAGGGTGTGTTGTTTGTTGCAACACTTGCAGTTGGAGTTAAGTTGATACGAATGTGGAACGACAATCGTTTGAAAACTGACCCGCAGGCTATGACGCCTGAAGACATCGAAAAACAACCAGGATGGTTTGGTTACATGATGAACCAGATTGGTTGGAAAACAGAATCATCGGTTACAGGTGCTATACCTGAACATGTGTTGAAAACAGGAGAGAAAAATCAAGGATGGTGTGAATTCACTCGCCCAGATGGAACCAAAACAGCGTGTAATATCATTTACCCAGAAAAGGGTTATGTTTGGTTTCCATTGCACATTTTTTATCCAAATTCAAACATGAAGGAAGAGCCTTGTGCTTTTGTGAATGGTGAAGTGTTTCGCGGGAAAGATAAGAAAACAAGTAAGTTCAAATTCATTGCTGAGATGGATCAAAACACTGTCTTCTTAAAAGGACTTGATATGGTGGAATGTTTTGTTGAGCGTTGTCCTGACATTACGAACAATGTGAAGAAATTCCTACCCTTATCTGTTCCTACTGGAAGGTCAGTGTGCACAATGATGGTACGTGACAAGGATGTACATTTGACTCATGAACGTTTGACAGTTGAGCATGGAAAATATGGACACAAATACTTGTCCATGGAAGGTGGTTGTTATACTACTAGTAAGGCATGTACTGGTGCGTGCATGTCCATGTTGGTGACAGAGGAGAAAAATCCCGTCATCGCAGGTTTTCATATAGGTGGAAATCCTAGTAAAAAACACGGTGTGATGATGACAGTTACACAGTCCATGGCTGATGATTTGAGGAAAAAACTAATGTTGTTACCAGGCATACGTGGCATGGCTAGTGCTACTGATTTGCCTGAAACACAGTATGGGAAAACAGTGATCACCACTGAGGATATTCATCCCAATGCAAAGTTTGTCCATGAATTGAAAGACGCAGAAATTGACATTTATGGTTCAACGCGTCTGCGTGCCAAGTCAAAGAGTAAAGTTGTACCATCTGTGTTGGCGAAGGATGCTGAAGAGCTTTTCGGTATGAAAAATGCTTGGGGACCTCCTAAATTGGACCCCAATTGGAAAGCATTTAATGCCACACTCGAACACATTGCGCATCCAGCAGAACCTTTTTTACCATCTTTATTGCAAAGAGCACGGAATGATTATGCCAAACCCATTTTTGCATTCATCAAGGAACATATCAAGAAAGAAGTGGTGTGTCCTTTGACCATGAAGGAAACAATTATGGGTATACCAGGTAAGCGATTTATTGATGCAATGCCAATGAACACCAGTATGGGATTCCCGCTTTTCGGACCCAAAAAACGTAAGTTCAAGTACGTGATGATTGGTGAATATTGTGAAGATCGCATTCCAGATGAAGATATCATGGCCGAGTACAATCGATTGATCGATTGTTGGACTCGAGGTGAGAGAGCATATCCTGTTACAGCAGCAACACTCAAGGATGAAGCAACACCTATTGGTTCAGAAAAAGTACGCGTTTTCCAGGCCGTATCCATTGCGTTGGGTATGGCAATACGTAAATATTTTTTACCAGTAGTGAGGTTGTTGTCTTTATGTCCTGAACTATCAGAGTGTGCAGTGGGAATAAATGCCTTTTCTTCTCAATGGTCAGACATCATGGATCATGCTTTTAAGTACGCCCAAGGGCGTGCATTGGCACTTGATTATTCGAAGTATGATGTGAGAATGGGTGGACAATTGACCTATAATGGTTTTGATTTTCTCATTGATGCAGCAGGACTTTGTTCATACACTGATTTGGATTTGCGAATAATGTCGACCATGGTGGCTGACATCATTCATCCGTTGATTGATTACAATGGAACGTTGATCATGGCTTATAATATGAACACGTCGGGTAATAATGTGACTGTTTATATCAATAGCATTGTGAATTCGTTTTACATCCGAATGGGATTGTTTCATGCATGTCCAGAAATTGCTGACTTTCGTTCAGCTGCGTCTGCATTGACATACGGTGATGATTTTCTTGGAAGTGTGAAACAAGAGTTACGTGATCGTTTCAATTTCCGTGTTTACAAGGAATATTTAGCGAAGCACGGTATGAAGATCACAGAACCAAGCAAGACCGATGATGTCCATGATGATATGGATGCAAATGAAGCTGATTTTCTCAAGCGCCATTCTCAATTTATTCCAGAGATTAATACCAAAATCGGGAAACTCTCTAAGGAATCAATGTTGAAGCCGCTGTTCATGAACATTAAATCAAGCACAGAAACTCCTTATAATGTAGCAGTGTCGTGTGTAGAAACATACATGCACGAGCTGTTTGCACATGGGCGTGAGGAGTATGATAATGACAGACCCATAATTGAAGAACTGTGTACTCGAGCGTTGAACTTTGTTCCGCCTGCAGTCACTTTCACTTTTGACCAGAGAGTCGCAATGTGGAAGGAGAAGTACGAGGGTTCAGGTGGTGTAGTTGACCTGGACTAGAAAAATGTGAAAAACTGGATACCATACGATGTACAGTAGAGGCTTTATTTCATTAGACTACATATTTTACGTTTGTACGTTTGTATTTGTACATAATACATAAAAAACAGAAAAATTTATCCTTTGTTTAATTTATTAGGGTACTCGTGTCCGAAGCGAGCTCAACCAAGGAGTGCTTGGTCATCAATATGCGGTATAGTAAGTCCGCAAGCGCTGGATGGCGCGGAGCGAAAAGATTCCTTATCAGTGTCAGGAATTTTTGTTTCATTGACTCTCTATTGTTTATATGCAATTTACAAAGATTTACAACTAGAGTGGCCGTCAATTGAAGAAGCTCGGGATAAACGTCGTCAAAATAATGACGATATTGATCCCCACTCAGAGGAACTTCCAGTGAGTGTTCCTTCATCTGAGATGATTTCTCAGAATGTAAAATTTGCAGATACTCATCCTGGGTATATGCAAGAAACTCCTGGTGATATTGATCACATACGTGATGCTGCATTGGCATCAGATGCTACATTGGACGAATTTTTCAGTCGACCATTGCGTATAGCATCTATTGACTGGGGTGTTGGAGGAACTCTTTTCCAATCCCTAAACCCCTGGCAATTATATTTTGAAAATGCGCGTGTGATCAATCGGATTGCTAATTACAAGCTCATGAGAGCGAAGTTACATCTCAAGTTTACTATCAACGGAAATGCTTTCCATTATGGTCGTATCATAGCAAGTTATAATCCTTTACCTGCAGATGATTCCATGACAGTCAACAGAACTTTTGTAGATGCAGACATTGTTGCTGCAAGTCAACGACCGCATGTATATTTGGATCCCACAAATTCTCAAGGAGGTGAGATGAAACTTCCTTTTTTCACATACTATAACGTTTTAGATATTGTGAGTATGGATTGGAGAAATATGGGTGAAGTTGTTTTACATAGCATGCAAGGTTTAAAACATGCAAATGGTGCTACAGATACTGTTACTGTGAATGTTTTTGCCTGGGCTGAAGATGTTAAGTTTGCGATACCAACGAATTTTGAACCAGGGGCAATTGCACCACAAGCAGATGAATATGGAAAGAAACCTGTTTCACGAATTGCAGGTGCGGTAGCAAATGCTGCCTCTTATCTGACTCAAGTACCTGTTATTGGTCCTTTTGCTCGTGCTACTGAACTTGGATCACAAGCTGTTGGTGCTATTGCAACACTTTTTGGTTATTCATCACCTGTGGACTTGGAAGCATGTTTATACAGACCGTTGACCGTTTCAAATATTTCTACAACGAATCAGGTTAATCAATCGAATAAGTTGTCTGTAGATTGTAAGCAAGAATTGACTCTTGATCCTAGGACAGTAGGATTAGAAAGTAAAGATGAGTTAACCATTAAGTATATTGCTTCCCGCGAGTCTTGGATGGCAAGTTTTCCATGGGATTTAGGTACTTCACAGGAAACTCTACTGTGGAACCATGTTGTTGACCCTTGTGTACATTTTTTACAAGGGAGTGAAATTCATATGCCAGCTACATGTTTTGCAGCAACGCCTTTCAGGTATTGGCGTGGTACGTTGAAATATAGATTTCAGTTTGTGTGTAGCAAATATCATAAAGGTAGAGTAAAGATTGTTTATGATCCCACAGGTACACCGTCAGGTGGAAGTGCTGAATACAACACTGCGTATACTACAATTGTAGACATCAGTGACAATTCTGATTTTGAAATAGATGTCGGTTGGGGTCAGCGCACAACATACAGACGCCATTTTGTGCCTGGTGTAGCAGCACAAACACAGATGTGGAATACTTCTCCATTGACGTTTACTACTCCAGCTGTAGATATTGGAAATGGTACGTTGAGTGTGTACGTAGTGAATGAACTTACAGTCCCAAATTCTACAATTGATAACGATATTGAGGTGAATGTTTTTATTTCTGCAGGTGATGATTTTGAAGTTGCAGTGCCTGATGCTTTTCCGCTGGAAAAATTGAGATTTACAGCAGCAGGAACTGTAACCGCACCTGAAGCATTTGAAATTGAACCCCATGCTGGTGAAAGTGAAGAATTGGTACAGGATTCCAAGCCATCTGATGTGAGTACTTTAAACACGATGGCTAAACCTATTACCAAGTCTGATGAGACAAATCTTGTACATTTTGGTGAAAGTATTTATTCGTTTAGACAAATGTTAAAGCGATATCAGAGGCACTCTATTGTAGCAGGAACTGCTTTGACCGCTGGAAATTTAGTGCGTGTTGCTGCAGAACGTAAAGCATTCCCACATCAAGTTGGGTACACGTCAGCAACACCTGCCAACAGTCGAACCATTTTTCCATTAACATTGGGTAATTATGTGTATGGTCATATGACTTTGTTGAATTATGTAGCAAGTGCATATGGTGGATGGAGAGGTGGAATACGCTGGATGGCAGATTTGACACGTATGGACAATTATTCTGGGGAACTGTCAAATATAACCGTCACAAGAACACCGGACGGTTTTGCAGCTCGGGATGAATGGGCTGATTTGACATTTCCAACATTTGTGCCCAATGGTCAAGCAAATATGGTTAATGATAGAGACTATTTCGGACGTACTTATGATGGAGCTTTATATCAAAGTAGTGCAGTTAATCCAGTTGTTTTGTGGGAATGTCCATATTACAAAAATATTCGTTTTGCACCAGCAAAAAGATTTGATGATATATCGTCTGGTGATACTTTTGACACCGGATGGGTATTAGAATCCACAATGTCTGCTTCTGACCGTTCTGGTAAGGAGTTCATTCCTTTGCATTGTGCTGCTGGTGAGGATTTTAATTGTTTCTTTTATTTGGGTCCTCCCATTTTTTACTACGAAGCTATTGCTCCATCAAGCTAATTAGCAACCACTTGGTTAAACTATTCCATTTTATACATAAATCACAAACTGCCCATGTATGGCAACTTTTCGAGACACCATCGTGTGGATGTATGTGATCCCTTTGTTATTTAGTGAAGTTAACACATTGTGTTAATGGGGTATAAGAATTTACCCATTTGATAGAAAGCCTTTAAAAAGCATAAGGTACCAATAGTTTTCAGCAAACCCCGCACAAGGGTATAAATTGTGTTTGAGGACAGACACCTCTATAAAAATGTAGTTTGGAGTTGAACTAGCGAGCAAGATCAACCAACCGAAAATTCTCATGGAATGGCCCCATGGACGGTTCACTCGGTTAAAAGTGAGTCGGTGACTGAAGCCTTGAGCTAACATTTGGTACATATATGTTTTTCTCTCGATTTCGGTCGGGAGTTTTTAATGTGTGCCATAGCTTAAGACGCAGGTCAGTATTAGTACTACTCTGTGAGTTGGAAGGGGAGGC